ATCACCTCGCTTGCAGAATTGGGGTATGCTGTCGAATGGCAAGTGCTTAACGCAAAGAATTTCGGCGTCCCACAAAACAGGGAAAGAGTGTTTATTGTTGGACATCTTGGAGGATTCAGTGGACGAAAAGTATTTCCTATCGGAGAAAGCGACTGCGAGGATATTGTCTTACCTACCATCACGACACGAATTACCGCAGACTCAAACGGAACTTATGTTAGTAAAAAGTCGTCACAAATTAAGCAAATCATTGGAGGAAGTCAAGGAAATAGAGTCTATGACCCAAGAGGAATAGCAGTAACTCAAGCTAGTCAATCAGGAGGCTTGGGAGCTAAGACGGGATTGTATGCAGTAGCTAGTAGAGGTAGAAACCCAGCTAATCCATCAGATAGAAGAACTGGCTCACCAACAGAACAACGGTTAGAAATAAACAAACAAGGAACTACTAACACACTAACTAATGTTCAGAAAGATAACTGGCTCTCAGATGGTAATATAATCCGCAGACTAACCCCTCTTGAATGTGAAAGATTAATGGGGTTACCAGATGATTGGACTGCCGAAGGAACAGAAGGAAAAATATCGAATACTCAAAGATATCGCATGTGCGGAAACGGCGTTGTCGTTAATGTAGTGGAAGAAATAATTAAAAGATTAATTAAATGAAAGAAATATTAGAGATTCCAAATAATTGTGGATTTTGTAAGAATTGTTTTAAGCTAAAGAGAGTTGGGTCTTCTTACTGCGGTAAGTGCGAGGGCGCGCGCATACCAGTTTATTTGGATGAGCATAAAAACTTTCCATTATTAAAAGAAGCTAAGAAAAAATTTCCTATTGATTCTAATATAATATTTACTTATGGCAATACTATTTACGGGAGAAATTTAGACTACGGACTTATTTGCCATGAGCTTACACATGTTACTAGGCAGAGTATTATGGGAAAAAATGAATGGTGGGAAAAATATTTAGACGACACTGAGTTTCGGGTAAAAGAGGAGCTTATAGCCTATAAGAATCAATACGAAGCTTATAAAAGAAATGATCATTGTTTAGCTCAGACAGCTTTAGAACAGATAGGAACAATTATGAGCGGACCACTTTATCAGGGGAATATTTCAAAAGAAGATGTAATTCGTTTAATTTTACAAAAATGAAAACACAACTAGATTGGATCACAAAACAATTAATAAAAAATGGGTATGTCACTCGTAACCAGTGTCTTAAAAGATACATCTCTCGTTTAGGGGCTCGTATTTCTGATATGAAAAAGGATGGATATTTAATTTCTGCTGGATATATGAAAATAAAGAATGGTCGAGATTATTGTTATACGTTATTAAGAGAGCCTAAAAAAAATAAGAAAAAATAATATGGGATTATTTGTACCAATTATAGGAGGATTTCTAGTTTTAGGTATTATTGTGATATTTATTTTTGCATTATTTTCATTAATAGTAGGTTTTTTAGTTGGAGGATTATTGTATTTAATTACCGGGAAAAAGGATATTGGGATTTTTAAGACTGGATGGATATTCACAACGGCGATAATTATTATTATAGGTTTAAGTATTTTTATTTCATTATTTTGAATACATTTAATGTTTTTGAACAGAGGAAGAATAAGCGCAGAGAAAAGATGGAGCGAATATGTGAGAGGGAAGGGATTTTGGATGATAATGGGTATCATCCTCATCATTGTTTCTTTAGATCAGAATATAAAAAACCAGATTGGGATGGTGAGTGGAATATAGAGCCGGTCTATGCTACTAGGCATATAGGAGGACCGAAAGCTGTACATGGAGGGAATAAAGAATTTGATATAAAATTAAAAATAAAGGCTTTATCTAGATATACTGGTGAATATAGAAAAGAGTTAGAAGCTATATTAAAAAAAAGTTTATGATACTAAATGAATCTTACGATTTTTATTTTGAGAATAATGGACGGTGCCCAGAGTGCGGGAGATGGTTGGTTCCGCAGATAGGATGTATAGGTGTTAATATGGGAGAAAAATCAAGAAATACTAAGTTAGAAAACTATGTTAAGGTTAAGCTTTGTTCAGTATCTGTTTTGTGTAGAAAAAAATATAATGAAAAAAGAAAGCCTAGAGAAAATATTAATTATTTAATTTATGCATTAGTAAAAAAATATGCTTATAAGCGAAAATATAGACAAAATCTTGACATCCAAGAAAAAAGAAGATATATTAAAACTAACAATTAGAGAATTTAGAAATAATTTTTCTAAATATTGGCCATTAATTTCTGATGGAACTATTGCTGTTGTTTATAACAGAGATAGGGCAGTTATAGTTGTAAGTCCTTATAATAAAAAATAATGATATTCTGGGATGGTAGCAAGATTCATAAAACTTTATGTCAAGCTACATTAATTGAATGTGTTTATTATAATTATAAGGCAGGACACAAACATCCTTATGCTAAGGTGGGAGGAAAATATTTTTTAAATTATTTTGCTGTAATATTTAAGTCAAGCATTGTAATTTATGATAAACTTCCATATACTGGCGTAAGGGAACATAAAAAAGCGCGTGTATTTGATAAGATTCAAATAATTAAAGATACTGAAAGTATAGAAAATTTTCCAGATAGATTTGCTATAGAAACAAAGAATATAGATTTATTAAGACAATTAATATCAATTGGTAAAAAAGTTTCTTGGTTAAATCCGGATATATTTACTCAGGCAAATTATTTAGGTATTTTAAATTTTGAACATGTTTTTATAGACCCATATATGGATACGCATATTATTTTTCCAACAGGAGAAATATTTCAGACAGATGAAGTTTTGAATAAAAATAGGGTTGGGTCTTGGAAGATAAAACATATGAAAAAAATAGGTATTAATTTGAAAGATATTCATAATAGGATTGATTGGAGGGGAGCTAACATATCAAGAATTAAAAAAGGATGGGAATGCTCTAGAGGTGGGTTTGTAGGTAAATCTAAGATGGTAAATATATATAATGTATTTTCTATCACTTACATGATATGGCGACAAAGCAAGTTAAATGTGATGAATGCACGAAGAAAAATTGCCCAGAAAGATTAGCTGGAGCTGTTTGTTCAATAAATTCTGATTTATCTCCATTAGTCATTGCTTCTAAAACTAGAGATCCTATATTAATGTCTCAATTTATCGTATCTGTAGTTGGTAGCGAATATGAAAGATATTTAAAAGCAAAGAGTGTTGAAAAATTAGGAGAGAAAAGTACTAAGCAAGTTGTTACAAAAACAGGGAATGTCGTAAATATTGAAATAGAAAATGGTATTGATGGAAAAGTTTCTGATCTTGCTATGAATATTATAAAGTCTGGAAAATTATTAAATGAAATTTTGAATCCACCAAAAACAGTTCCATTAAATCAAACGAATATTCAAAATAATTATGGAGTTAAAGTTGCTGATGAAATAAGAAACCTTGGTGGCAATGAAAAAGGCGAAGCTTTAAAATTTATTGATGGAAAATTAGATGCTAAAAGGACAAACTAAAGAATTTTTAGATAATGCTACCATAGAAGAATTAGAAGAAACTCGTTGGCTAGTTAATAATCCAGAATATGTTGAACGTCCAGTAGATATTGGTACTTTTATAAATAATCCTTATTATTTAGGATTAAAGTTTACAGTAAATGGTAATAGAGCCTATGGTTGTCGCCCAAAAATAAAAAAAAGATTGGAAGATATTTTTGATTCAGAAAAGGGATATGAGGAATTTATTTTATGTTGTGGTATTGGATGGGGAAAAGATTTTGCATGTTCCGTAGTTTTAACTTATCAGATATACAGATTAGCTTGCCTTAGAGAGCCTCAATTATATTACGGGTTATCAAGAGGAAGTTCTATACATTTAATGCTTATGAGCATAAATGAAACTCATGCGCGCGATGTTCTGTTTGGGGAAGTAAGAGCTAGGGTTGATAATTCAGAATGGTTTAGACTTAAATTTTCTTATGACAAAAATGTAAAGACTGAAATGCGTTTTCCTAAAAGTATTTATTTAATACCAGGTAACTCAAAGGACACATCATTTGTTGGTTATAATATTTTTACTGGAATAATAGATGAGGGAGATGATTATACAGTAACTGAAACAAGAGACGATGCCTTAGAAGGATATAATGCTATAAAGGATCGTATTGTATCTAGATTTCAGAATAGGGGAATGCTTGGAATGATTGGTTCTCCAAAAACCGTAGGAGGATTCATGGTGTCAATGTATGAAAACGCGCAAGGGGTAAAGAATAGATATAAGATGTTAGCCCCAACGTGGGATTCATTAGAAGGAACCCCGGCGTTATCAGGAAAAACATTTAGATTTAGAGGGATGACTATTCCTATTGAGTATGAACAAAGATTTATTTCAGATCCAGAAAGAGCGTTAAGAGATTTAGGGGCTAGACCTGCCTTAGCTAAGCAACCATTTATAACATTTCCAGATAAGATAAAGAATATATTTTCAGATGATATTCCTTTATTATTTGAAACAAAAAGTGATATTGTTAAATCTTTCTCTGCATTTAAAGATGGTATTAAGGGAGATACATCATTAGAATATTATGCACATATAGATTTGGCCGTAAATAGGAAAAAAGGAGATAGACTTGGATTATCGGTAGGGCATGTTAGTGGTATGAAAGAATTTGGAGATGAAGAAAGACCAATAATAACTATTGATATAGCTATGGTTGTCACTAGCCCACCTGGAGGAGAAATTATGTTTAGTGATATAAAACAATTAATTTTTTATCTACAAGAACAGGGATTTACAATTAGAAAATTGACATCAGATTCGTGGAACTCAATGGATATAATTCAGACATTCGTTTCCGCTGGTATTGACGCAGAAGTTTTATCAGTAGATAGATTAACAACGACAAATTCTACAGCTAAGATTTGTGAGCCATATGCAAAATTCAAGGATGCACTATATGATGGTAGGATAATTTGTCACAATTATGATATTTTAAAAAAGGAATTGGAAGGGTTAGAATTGATTAATGGAGAGAAAGTTGATCATCAACCAAATTCTAGTAAAGATTGTTGTTTAACGGGAAATACAAAAATATCATTATTGAACGGAAAAGAAGATGAAATAAAAAATTTAGTTGGAAAAGAGTTTGAAATATATTCATGTTTAGAAGATGGAACGATAAAAATAGGTAAAGCAACAAATATTCATTCAAAAGGAGTAAGAAATGATATAGTGGAAATTGCTCTAGATAATGGAGAAAAAATAAGATGTACATCTGACCATAAGATTATGATGAGAGAAGGACATTATAAAGAAGCTAGTGAGTTAGAGGATGGAGATAGTTTAATGCCATTATATAGAAAAGTCTCTATTGCAAATTCAAAGAGTAATTTAAATGGTTATGAAATGGTCAAGGATAATAGTTCTAATAAATTTATATATACCCATCAATTAGTTGCAAGCGAAGTTTTAAAATTTAATTATGGTAATAGCATAAACAAAAGAGAAGTTATTCACCATATTGATTTTAATAAGAGAAATAATTGTTCGGAAAATTTATTAAGAATAGGATGGGATGAACACAGAAAACTCCACAGTAAAACTGGGGCTATAGTATTAAAAAAATTATGGGAGGAAGATAGAGAAGGCTGTTTAAAGAGAGCATCTGCTATAGGGAAAATAACTGGAAGAATAAACTTGATTAAATATAATAAATCAAAAGAAAGAATAGAAAAATTAAAGAAAAATGGATTATTTAGTAGAAATGGATCGAGGGTAATGAATGCTTTATGGAAAAGTAGCACTTATAGAAAAAAATTTAAAGAATTACATTCTGGAAAGAATAATTATAATTATAGACATGATATTACTATTGAAAAAATAATTACAATAGCAAAAGAGTCAATATCTCAAAAAGAAATATTAATTAAATTAGGATGTACTCAAAAAGTTTTACACAGAGCATTAAAAGAAAATAATATTAATTCAAAAGAATTTGGAAAACTTTATTATAAAAAGTGGAGAAGTAAATCATTTTCAAATCATAAAGTTTTATCTGTAAATAGTGTTAAATCAGAAGAAGTTTTTGATATGACAGTAGAGGGATATTCAAATTTTGCATTATCATCTGGAGTATTTGTTCATAATTGTGATGCAGTTTGTGGAGTAGTTTATAATATTTTTCGTTCAAATTCATCAAAAATTCTGACATTCACTCCTAATTTTGGAGGGAAAAGAGAATTTCAATAATAACATATGAAAATTTTTGGAAAAGAGTTTTTTAAGAAAGAAGCTTCGTTAGACAAAGAGCAAGTATCAACGGTTGGAGTGTCGTCAATGCATACGCTATTAGATGGCACAACTTATAATCCAGACGTTATAGCTACTGATACATATAGAAAAATATCAAAACATTATCAGGTAGCTGCAGCATTAGCAGTTATTGGATATTCAATTCAGCAAATAGATTGGTTTATTCAAACTGATGATAAAGAACAAAAAAAAATATTAACTTATTCTATAGAGAAAATATGGAATAGGCTTATTAGGTCAGCTTCTAAAGCATTTACATATGGGTATTCTCCTAATGTGAAGGTTTTTACTTTGGAAAATATAGATGGAAAAAATTATATTATTTATAAAAAAATAAAAGACTTAAACCCATCGGATTGTACTGTGAAGGTTGATAAATGGGGTAATTTTGATGGATTTATCTATAAAAAAGATGAAGCACTAGATAGCAAAGAAGTTTCTCCAGAATACTGTTTTTGGTATGTTAATGCTATGGAAAATGGAAATCACTATGGGGAGTCTATGCTTAAAAATATCTATAAGCCTTGGTGGAGGAGTGAAAAAATACATGAGTTTGCCAATAGATATTATGAAAGATTTGGAGAGCCGCTAGTTATCGGTAGAGCCCCAACTGGGCAAAAAGTAAAAGATTCTGATGGGAGAATTAGATCAGCACAAGAACTTATGGATTCAGTGATTGGGGCTATAAGAAGTCATTCGTCTGTTCAACTTCCATCCGATAGGAATACTGAATCAAAGGAATATAATTATGATTTGAAGTATCTTGAATCACAGATGCGTGGATTTGATTTTGAAAATTACTTAGGTCGTCAGGATATGGAAATATTCAGAGGACTATTCTTAGGTGATACTGTATATGGTGGAGGGAGTGGAGGATCATATGCGCTTGGGGCTACTCAAATGGAAACTTTATATACAAATCTAATGGGAATAATGGATAATATTGTAGATTATGTAAATCTTTATATTTTGCCACAATTAATTGAATATAATTTTTCAGGGAATAAAAATGCAACGTTTACTTATAAACCATTGTCAGTTGATCAGAAGAAAAATATTCATGAGATGATAATGGAATTAATTAAGGCTGGGAAACTTAGACCAAACATTAAGCAGTTAGAAACTAGGTCTGGTATAACTCTTGAAGAACAAAAGCCTGAAGTTGATAAACCTGATGATTCAATTACTAAAAAAGATGTTAAGAAAATTGCTGAAGATAAAACAAGAGAATTAATATCTAGTGAAAAAGAGATAAAATTAAATAAATATCTAGAAGAAGTTTTGAAAATTAAAAAAGATTTAGTTTCACTTTATGACAGAGATTAAAGATATTATTAATAAGATAAAAGAGAAAAAGGAAAATTTCTTTTTAAATAGACTAGATGGTCTAGCTTCTTCATATTGGGATAGGTGGTTGAGTATAAGAAAAAAGGGTTATGATGTAAACATAAAGAATACTAAAGATATAAAAACAGAAGTAGATTTTAGCTCTTTGAAGTTTCCAACATCGTTTAAAATAGAAAATGCTAAAGAGGTTGCTGAATATATAATTATTCCAAAAAATGAAAAATTTCCATCTGAGATAAAGATATCAAATATAGCAGAACTTTCAAAATTTATTGAAATAAAAGAAGTAGAGTTTCCTGGTGAATTTTCTATTAAAAACTTAAAAGATATTCCAAAAATAAAATTTCCTGAAAATTTAAAAAAACTTTCGTTGAAAAAAACTGAAGAAGTTCTGATAAAATTATCTAAGGATATTTTGAAGAAAGACAAAAAATCAGATGTATTTATTACAAATAAAAAACCTGAAGAATATATACCAGTTCGCATAGTGGATAAGAGAGGTAAGGATTGGCTAGAGTCTTTTGGGAGCGCGCTAATGGGATTTCCAAATAAAATAGGATTATTTAATACTGATGGAGAAACGATAGATCCAGCTACCGAAGCCAAGCAAGATGA